TAGGTGTGTCTGACAAAGTATTATGCTTGGGAGTTGAACTAAAAGACAAATGATATGCCGTACTACATAAATAATAATTATGACTTACGAAGAGATGAAATCCAAGGCTTGTGTGGCAAGCAGCCGTAGCAAGCCCAAAAATGAGGAACATAAAATACAATGTTCTTGTGTTAGGTATTTCCGTTTAAAATATCCCCATCTCAGAAATATGCTGTTTGCTGTTCCTAATGCGGCAAGACGTTCTGCAAGGAACGGAGCTTATATGAAAGATGAAGGTATGCTTCCCGGAGTTGCAGACCTGATACTTCTTAAGAGCAATCGTTTCTATGGAGCTTTGTGTGTGGAAATGAAAAAGCCGGGAGAATACCAAAGACCAGTCCAAAAAGAATGGCAAAAGGAATGTGAGGCAAATGGTAACAAATACATCGTTGTCCGGTCATTAGACGAGTTTATTAAAGTGGTGGATAATTATTTGAAAGATATTTGATTTTTATTTTGGTATTTTGAATTTGAGTTGTATCTTTGCGGTGAAAAGTTCGCCAAACTTTGATTTTATATAGCATATCGAAAGTGGATATTTTATATCTACTTGACAGCTTTTATCGCAAAGATATAGCCGTTAGTTTTCCCTACGGACTGCTTTCGTTATGCGAATTTAGTCGGAGTTTGGCGACTTTGGGAAGCTAACGGCTTTCCTTTTATACATAACTCAAATTTCATCGTATGCCAAACTCCATGAAATTAGAGCAGAAGCGAAGTACAGTAACTTCTACATCTACGTTATCGGCTAACGTAAAAGCCATTTTCGTGTTGATAATGTTAGTACTCACTATCATTAATCCTATCTTGTTTATATTACCGTTTATCTCTTGCTTCATTTCAGCGAAGAAAGGAGGTCTGCTATGAAAAAGAAAATAGCAACCGTTGAGATTGAATGCTCAAATTCTCATTTAATACCAACATTCAGTGACTTTTTAAATGAATTACAAAAGCAGTATGATATTGAGAAAGACTGCAAGAATGAAGCATATTCTTTTATAATAACAAACGGACTGTTTGAGGATTTTAAGAAGTTCAGTGAAAACTACAAAGGAGTGGACCACTACAAAGCAATAATCGGAATGCTTATCACTGATGCTGAAATAAAACAAATCAAGAAATAACAAAAATATAATCAACTAAGTGCTGGTAGCCTTATACAAGGCTGCCACACCTCTTATATCATAAATCATGAAAACAATAGGAGAAATAATGAATGAAATAGAACATATACCTAAATGCCCTAAAAGTGGGGAAGTCAATTTGCTTTATTTAATTGGGATAATGAAAAGTGGTCATGGGAAGAAATAGAAAAGTAGGACTTGATTACTTCCCTATGGACGTGGATTTCTTTCAGGATATACGCATTAGAAAACTAATCAAGTATCAAGGCGGTAAAGCTGTAACTGTATATGCTCTCCTGCTATGTATTATCTACAAACAAGGGTACTACGTGAGGTGGGATGATGAGTTGCCCTTTATTATCTCGGAACAAACCGGGTTTGAAGAGGCGTATATACAGGAAGTCTTTAAATGCTGCCTGATAGTCGGGTTGTTTTCTAAAGAACTGTATGATTCTGACAAAGTAATTACATCGAAGGGGATTCAGAAAAGATGGATTAAATTGACTGATTATGTTGGTAATGATTTCCTAACATCCAAGCTAAATTTATTGGGTAATGATATAAAAATCCCGAAATATAAGTTAGATCATGAAGGAAAGAGGTTATTTAATATCAACGTAAAAGAGTGGAAGAGAATTTCAAAAGCTGTATTTAAAAGAGATAATTATACATGCCAATATTGTGGAAAGGTTGGTGGTAAATTAGAAGTTGACCATATATTCCCTTTTTCTAAAGGTGGAAGTGATAGTTTGGATAATCTGACTACTTCCTGCCAAAAATGCAATAGACAAAAGCGTGATAAATCTGTTGATGATTTTTTAAAATGGAGGGATAATTATGGCAAGACCTAATAAAATGGGATTGGATTATTTCCCTTTTGATATAGATTTCTTTGAAGATGAAAAGATTGTAGCCATATCCGGGGAATTTGGGATTAAAGGAGAAATTGTTGCAATTAAGCTGCTTTGTGCGATATACAAAAATGGATATTTCATACTGTGGAATGATTTGATAAAATTCAAACTTCTTAAAAATCTGCCCGGAGTGTCTTCTGAATTGCTCGACAGCATAATGAACCGTTTAGTCTTATGGGGCTTCTTTGATAAAGACCTGTTTGATTCGATGGGAGTTCTTACCAGTGCGGGAATCCAGAAGCGATATTTCAAAATATCTAAAAGGCGTAAATCTGTGGATGATTTTAGATACTTATTAGTCAAAGTTAGCGGTTGCGAAAACAAGGAAGTTTTTTCTTCCGACGATGGAGATGTATCGAGCGATACAGTTAATGTTTACAATAACGGGGTTAATGTATGCAATAACCCTTTTACTGCCGATATTAATGTATGCAAAAACACCACAAAGAAAAGAAAAGGAAATAATAAAGAAAGCTCTATAAATAGAGCAAAAGAAAAAATGGGTTCTGATTTTGGAAGTTGTGATATAGATCTCAGTGAATTGCAACATGAGCTGTCATCAGACAGCGGATGGGAGGAAGCAATAAGGCTTCATTTGTACCGTAATGGGATAAAGGTTTTCGACCATGATATGTTTCTTCTATGGCTTGACAAGTTCGTGATAAGCCTAAAAGCCGGAGGGACTATCTCGAAAGACAGGAAAGGTTTTATGGAGTATTTTAGGAACTGGATATTGACCGAGATAAAAAAGGGGGCTACAAATTTGTTCCAAGATACGAATGATGCGTTGTTGGAATCTTCTAAAGATAACAATGCCTATTATAAATTCCTGTCATATATCAAGAAACAAGCACCGTATTGTTTTTCCAATATGCGATTGCCTACGGAAGAAGAATTTTTGCTTTTACGGGACAAATATGGGAACGATATGTTTAAAAGCGCATTGCGCACAATAGAGGGCAGAGCAGACATCCGTTCAAAATGGGATGTTTTGTATTATGCTATTTTAAAACAACTCAAGTTTATGAAAGATGAAAGATGAAATAATGCCGAGTGGAATGCGTATATTGCCAAGAGATGAAGAGTGTGAGAAACGTGTTCTTGGGACCATTCTAAGCGAGAGAGATACCATTTACGAAGTGAGGGATATCCTTACTGAAAATTGTTTCTATAACGATTTTCACAAGCAGATATACAGGACTGTATTGGAAATAACGGATTCCGGTGGAAGAGCTGATGCCATCAGTGTGAAATCAAAACTGGAGTTCTCATATCCAGACTTTAGTTTATATGAGCTGACAAAGATTTCAGGAATGTACACATTCGATCTGTATCAATATGCGTGCAGACTTCATGATCTGATGATACGGAGACGGTTCTTTGATATTGGGAGTTATCTCGACAGTAACGCTTTTAATGAGAAGGAAGATATTGCCGACGTCGTGCAAAAAGTGTCAGATCAGCTTGCTAATCTGTTCTCATCCAATTGTAATTCTATCAGCACGGTCAAGGAATGCATAGAATCCGTATATGAAACGATAAACCGCAACATGTCAGGGAAAACAGAATTAACAGGTACACCGACCGGATTTGACAAGATAGATGGGAAAACAGGTGGACTTCAAAAATCAGACTTGATAATTATTGCAGGTGAAACTAGTGCTGGCAAAACGTCAATGGCTGTAAGCATGATGAAAAACGCTGCAATAGCAGGTGCTAAGATAGCCATGTATTCAATGGAGATGAAGAAGGAACAAATTACGTCTAGAATTATTTCAATGATAAGTGGTATTCCTTCAAATGTCATACTTTACTCACCGCTTTCCGGAATACAGTTGGAAAATGTAGACCGGGCTGTGGATACTGTATCAAAAATGCAAATCTATTTCGATGATAGGAGCACGTCCAATATCGACACGATAATATCTTCAATCCGTCAGATGAAATTTAAAAATGGGATAGACGGGGCTGTGGTAGATTATTTGCAGATTTTGAATGTTAACATGAAGGGAAGTAACAAAGAACAGCAGATGGGAGAGGTTGCAAGAAGGCTGAAGAATCTGGCAAAGGATTTGGATATATGGATTATTGCATTGTCGCAGATGAATAGGGATAATCTTAACCCTGTACCTACATTGGCAAGGTTAAGGGATAGTGGACAGATAGCGGAAGCAGCAGATATAGTTATGCTGATTTATCGTCCTGAGGTAAAAGGGAAGCGGTATCCTGATGAGTTTTCAGACGTGGACACAAAAGGAACTGCCATGATTGATATAGCTAAAGGCAGAAATATAGGACTATTGAAGTTTATTTGTGGCTTCAATGCTGCATCTACTCACTTTTACGACTTGAACATTATTCCCATATCAAGTAATAGCACTGAAGATGATAACAACCCATTTTAAGTATGCCAAAGAAAGTCAAACCGGAAATTGTATATGTCAAATGCCGGAATTGCAAGAATGCCTCGGACTTCGGGGATAATTCTGCGTATTGTAAGGCTAAAGGGCATAGAGTGTGTGCCTGTGACAGATATGGGCAAATTTGCAACAGTTTTCTAAAGAAAGAATTATAACGAAAAAGGAGAAATTTATGAATACCGAGATGCAGAGAAAGATACGTGAATGGGAAGCGGAACGCGATAGAAACCTGCGCATACACTGCCCTCTTGTAGCTGCCAAATTCCAAAGGTGGATTGACAAAATTAATAAAAAGGAGAACGAAAGTATTAACCGCATGAAAGGAAATGTAAAGTGAAAATATACAATTATGAAACCAAAGAAAAAAAATAATAGATGCCGCCATAGCCAATGGTAGCATAGATAGATTGAATATGCTGCTTTCAGCCGCTCACCTGTTGAATTGCGAAGCCAATAACTTAGTAGAGGAAGCGAGCGATTTAATGGCAGAGAACTCCCTTCTGCTTGGAGATTTAAAAAAGTTGCACAATGACTTCGTAAAAGTTGCCGATAAGTATTTCAAGGAGTTCTCCACCCTCATTACTACTGATACCGCCAAGATGGATATGTTCTCTGACCTTGATGGATTTGATAAGGCATTCAGAGAGTGGGCTAAAGTACCGTTAGAGTGGAAACCTAGAGAAGTTTGTAGGAACCATTAATTAAAAGTAATACAGAAACAAACAGGAATCATGAAAAGAGAATTAACACCTGAGAATATTCAGGAACTGAAAGAGAATCAAATATTCGTTTTTGGAAGCAATATGAACGGCAATCACGCCGGAGGTGCAGCTAGATTGGCAGTTGAGAAATTTGGCGCAATTATGGGGAAAGCAAAAGGGATACAAGGTCAGTCCTATGCTATCCCTACGCTGGACAAGGATATGCAGAAAGTAACTGAAGAAGAACTGCTGGTATTTTTAGAAAACTTCGGGAATTACGCTAACGAGCATCCGGAAAAGGAATTCCTCCTAACTGCCATTGGCACCGGGATAGCCGGATTTGACGCCAGCTACATGGCGTACATGGTACTTAGAGCAAACCTGCCGGATAACGTTACCTTACCAAAGGAATTTGTCAAAATCAAAGGATACAAAGGTTTTAACCCCGATATGACATGTAGGGATTTTCAATACGAAGAAGGTAAGGACTACGAAGAAACAGGCGATATAATGGCTTGCGATAACGGATTTCACTTCTGCCTCCATCCGTTGGACGTGTTCGGTTACTATCCACCTGCCGAAGTTGGTATGAATAAGTTTCACGAGGTTGAGGGGACTGGCGATATGGACGTAGATACGGATGATACGAAAATTGCTTGTTCAAAAATTCACATAGGGGCGGAACTAAGTATTAAGAGTATTGTAGACGCAGCCGTTAAGTTTACGTTTGAAAAATGCAAGTGGAAGAATGGTAAGACAGCCACAGGCAACTATAGTGCAGC